CCGAGGCTTAAACAATCCGAAGTGTTTACCGTTTTGACGGCCTGCTCCGGAAACGTGGCGGCGGCGGCAACTCGTCTTGGGTGTACAAGGTGGGGGCTGAATGCTTTCCTTGAACGCCACCCGCGGTTGTTGCAGCTATGCAAAGACTTCCGCGAAAGCATGGTTGACCACGCAGAAAGCCAGTTCAACCGGGCCATCTTGAACGGCGCCCCGTGGGCGGTGGCCATGGCGCTTAAGACCATCGGCAAGCGCCGCGGGTATGTTGAGCGACAGGAAGTCGAGCAAGAAACCCGGGTGACCTTGGCCCAACCCGCGGAGGAACTAACCGATGAGCAGCTCGCCAGGATCGCAGCCCGCGCCAGTGGCGCCACCGGCAGCGGCGGCGGAGCTTCTACGCCGGAGGCAGGCCCGGCGGAGCCTGGTTAGCTTCGCCCAGTACACTATGCCGGAATATCAGCCGGCATGGTATCACCATCTCATTGGAGAGCGGATCGCCGGCATGATTGCCGGCGGCGCCCGGCGCCTTATCGTCAGCCTACCTCCCCGGCACGGAAAGTCGGAGTTAATCAGCCGGCGCCTTCCGGCGTTTCTTCTCGGGATCAATCCAGACTCTTCCATCATCGCGGCGAGCTATTCGGCAGATCTTGCAAGCCGGAACAACCGAGACGTTCAGCGCGTGATGGACACGCCGGCATATCAACGGTTGTTTCCCGAGACGCGCCTAAACGACGGCGGCAACCGAACCGTATCAGGAAGCTGGCTCCGGAATTCTGACCTGTTCGAGATTGTGGGCAGGCGGGGCGTATACCGAAGCGCCGGTGTCGGTGGCGGTATCACCGGCATGGGCGGGAGCTGGCTTATTGTCGATGACCCGGTGAAGAACCGCGAGGAAGCCGACAGCGCTTCTTATCGACAGAGCACATGGGATTGGTACACCAGCACCCTTTCCACCCGGCAGGAAGCCGACGCGCGAATCCTGGTAGTCATGACCCGGTGGCACACCGAAGACTTGGCCGGCAAGCTATTGGCGCTGGCGCAAGCGGAAGCCGGCGCCGACCAGTGGGACCTGATCAACCTCCCGGCTATCGCGCCGGCGGAGCCCGCGGCCTATGACAGGCGGACCCATGGGCAGGCTCTTTGGCCGGAACGGTTTGACCTCCCGGACCTTGAACGGATGAAAGCTTCCATCGGTGAGTACCAGTGGAGCGCCCTTTACCAACAGCAACCGCGGAGCGGCGGCGGCACCGAGTGGCCCGAGGATTACTTCGGCAAGGGAATCTGGTTTGACGATTGGCCCAACACGATTACAGCGCGCACCATAGCGGTGGACCCGTCCAAGGGCAGGGACGGCAGGCAGGGCGACTATTCAGCAATCGTAATGCTTGGCCGAGATCGCGACGGCACCCTATACGTGGAAGCGGACCTTGCGCGCCGGACTTCGGAAGCAATCATCGACGCCACCCTAGAACACCAGCGGAACTTCTGCGCCACCGCGGTGGTGGTGGAGGCAAACCAGTTTCAAGAGCTCTTGGCGGTGCAGCTATCGGAACGGGCCCGAGCCGCGGGCATGCCCATACCGGTGGTGCCCCTTCACAACAGCGTAAACAAGCTTGTAAGAATCCGGCGCCTTGGACCCAACCTCGGGCAAGGGACCATACGCTTCAAGTCGGCAAGCCCCGGCACGAAGCTTCTGGTAGACCAATTGCGAGACTTCCCCACCGCGGACCATGACGACGGGCCCGATAGTCTAGAAATGGCGCTTCGTGTTATGATCGAACAATTCAACGGCAGGCAATCAGCGGCGCCGGTGCGGAGGTTACGCGCATGACACTTTGGGAACGCATCACCGGCAAGCAGCCACAACCCGCGGCGCCAAGCCCCCGCCAGGTTCGCGAAAACCTTGAGGAAGAACTAAAGATCAGCCGGCTAAAACGCGCCAAGACGTTGCAAGAGTCTTACGCTGGCTCCGATTATTGGCTCACCGCGTATTCGGACATCCTGGCCCGGTATCGCGACGGTGGAATGCTTTCCTACCCGATTAGCCAACCCACCGACAGGCGGTACGGTAGCAACTTCCCCTTCTGGTATTCGGAGCAGCAACTTAGCCTGATTCGGGCCCAGGCCCGGATGCTCACCACGATGAACCCCAACGCGCAAGGCCTGCTAAACGGCCTTACGTCTTATGTCATCGGCACCGGCTACACGTACAAGGCCCAGCCGCGGAAGGGAGTAGACATTGACCAGAGTACCATGGACCGGGTGCAGCGCGTTATCGACGAATTCTGCGAGCGGAACGCGTGGTCCGAAATGGAGCAGGAGATATTCCAGCGAAGCCGCGAGGACGGCGAAGCCTTCATTCGGTTATTCTTTCAGGAGAACGGCAAGCTTAACATTCGCACCATCGAACCGGAGCAGATATTTCAGCCGCCGGGGCATGAGCTGGCAGATTGGGCCTACGGAATCAAAACAGACCTAGACGACGTGTTCAACGTGCGGGCTTATTACGTTCACTACCTGGCGCCGGGTGGCAAGGAAGATGCCCGCGACGGCATTGGCGAAGAGGTGCCCAGCGAGGACGTGGTTCATATCAAGTGCAACGTAAAAAGAGCCATCAAGCGCGGCCTAAGCGACTTCTCTTATGAGACCCTCGACGCCTTCATGGTGGCGGCGAAATTGCGCCAGAACCTTGGGGAGGGCGCCGCGGTTCAAGCGGCCATCGCCGGTATTCGCCAACACGACAACAACACGGTGGGACAGGTGGAGACCTTCAACGCCGGCATGACAGACTACAGCACATTCAGCCCGGTGACGCAGAAGGAAACCGACTACCAGACGTTACAGTCGGGAAGCTTCCTCGACATCCCGAAGGGGATGAACTACATAACGCCACCCGGGGCGGCGAATTCAACCGCGCACCTCGAGATATTCCAAAGCTTGTTACGTTCAGCCGGGAACCGTCACAATGCCCCCGAATGGCTTGTGAGTGCAGACGCAAGCAATAACAACTATTCAAGCAGCCTCACCGCGGAGAGCCCGTTCTTGAGGAATTGCCTACGCCTGCAAAGCTTCTACAAGCGGCCCTTCCTGCGAGTCATCACCGCGGCAATCAAAAACGCGGCCATGGCGGGCAGGCTTCCCGGCAACATCTGCGAACTGATTGACCTTAGCGCAACACCGCCAAGCCTCGAAACCCGCGACAAGGGCGCCGAAGCAGCGGCCAACCAGATTTACGCCACCATGGGGGTAAAGTCAGTGCCGACCATTGCCCACGAATTGGGCCTTGATTGGCAAACCGAACTAGCCAACCAACAGGAATACCAGCAGGAATCCGGAGCAGCCGGCGCCTTGCCGACGGACCCGGCAAGCCTCGGGCCCGATGATGACCAAGGCGTGACGGAAGCCGCCGGCGGCAAATACGACCACATAGATTTTACCCCGCCACAGGGTGCACGGGAGGCGGCCAAGCGAGCCTTGGAAGTGCGCCAAGAAAAGCCAGCCAGTCAAAGGGGCATGACGCCGGTAGGCATCGCCAGAGCGCGGGACCTAAGCAACGGCACCAAGCTTTCGCCAGAAACAATCAGGCGGATGAAAGCATATTTTGACAGGCACGAATCGGACAAATCAGGCGAGACTTGGGACGAGCAAGGCAAGGGGTGGCAAGCGTGGATGGGGTGGGGCGGTGACCCCGGCTATGCTTGGGCGCGGAAGGTAGTCAAGCAGCTTGACGCCGCGGATGGAGCAACCGAAGGACAGCGCCCGCGGTGGCAGGTCTAACCAGTGGGCAGTGTATTCAACAGTCGCATGGCGGCACGGGTGGGCGTCAATCAGGCGCGCACCCTGGCGCATGCCGATCAAGTCGCCGACGGCATCGACGCCAAGGTAGTGCGACTATGGAAGCGCGCCTTGCGCCTGATCGCATCGAAGCCCCTTCCGGTGGATGCGCGGACCCAGCTGGGTGCGATCCTGCGGGAAATTCAAACGCTCACCGTTAAGGGGCTGGATGCAGGGCTCCGGCAGATTGCAAAACGGGCCCACACCGCGGCACGGGAGGAAGTCTTGGCCGAGGCCCCGCGGGCAGTCATCGCCACCGCCCTGACCCTGGCAGCGCCGGCGCGCCCTGATCTCACCGAGGCCCGGCGCCTAAATCCAGAACAACGGGCCCAAGTCGAAGCGCAACTATTCCCGGCGCTTGACCATGACGAAACCACCGCAATCATCACGCGCCCAACTAACGGTTTGACTTGGCAAGCCCGCATCGCGGCCCAAAGCGCCTTGGCGCCACCGGAGCAGCTTGCCAACATCGTCATCCAAGGAATCAGCCAGGGCCAAACAATCCAAGCCATGGCGCGAACTATGTTGCCGGCGGTGCAGGGTGTCAGAACATCGGCGCGGAGGGTGGCACGAACCGAGGGAATGCGGGTGGCGCACGAAGCCCGGATGGATTGCTACAGCGGCCTTGGGGACCTAGTGGCAGGCTACCAGATTCACGCCACCATGGACTGGCGCGTCAGGCCTCACCACGCGGCAAGGAACGGAACGGTTTACTATGTGCGGCCCAAGCCGGGGCAGCAATCTACAACGCATATGCCCCGACCCCCGCTTGAAGAAGACGGCACCGTCGCCCACAATTGCCGGTGCTATCTTACGCCGGTATTGGACGTGGACCCCGACATCGAAAACAACCCCGCGGCGCGGGCCCTGTTCACCGACAACGACCACAAGCTAGTTCAGGACCCCAACGTTTATTCGGATTGGTTTGCCAACGCCAGTGACCAAGAGCGCCGGTGGGCAGTCGGGGCGCGGCGCTTGTCGGCAATCACGGCAGGCCTTCCAGCCGGGCAGGCGCCGACGTGGGCGCATTTCATCGACCCGACCACCGGGCAGCTTCTGCAATTGGAGCGCTTGACAGCCGAGACCCCGGCACGGCGTGAAGCCCGAATGAACCGGGTGGCGGAAGTTTTGGCGGAGCGGGAGCGACTGGCGCGGCAGGTACAACGGTTTGGCTATCTCACCGCGGAAGATGGAGGCGAACCGCTACCGGTGCAAGACCTCACCCCGCCGGCGCCCCACCCGTACACGTCACCGGAAAGCCCAACCCCGGAAGCGCCGGAGCCCCTTCCGCTACCGGCGCCGGTGGAGCAAGACAGGATTGACGCCGAGCAGGCGAAGTTCAGCCGCGAGGCAGGCAAGGGCGGCGCTTTCCAAGGGGAGGCAGTCAAGGCCGACCCGTTGCAACAAGTGCCCAGCTACGGGCAGCCAATCAAGTTTTCATTCAAGCTAGAAGGCCCCACCGGGGCGACGATATCGCATGAAGTTTACCGCCCGGTATTTGGACCTGGCGGTAAATTGGCCGGCAACAACATCGAAACCATCAAGGGCGTTTGGGAACAATTGGCAGCTATCGACAAGTTCACGCCAAGGGACCTGTTTGCCGAGCCCAAGACCACATTGACGACATCACCCGACGGCACCCGCTCCGTATTGGCAACGCCGGCGGAAGCGGCGCAAGCGCTAGGATTGAAGCCCGCCAAAGTAAGGGAATATGAACAGATTGCTGCGGCAACTTGGCGTATTCAAGTAGGCAAGGAAGTTCAGGCACTCCTACAACAGCAAGCCGACCAAGCCGAAGACATATGGCGCCAAACCCGAGAGATGGAAGGCCCGGCGCCGACACGTTACCCCGCCGGCGACGAAGGCAAGAACCGGGCATGGATTGTTGACGGCATAATCTTCCGCGTGTTTGATGAATCCGAGGACCCCAAGTTAAACCGTGGAATCAGAACCGCGGCATTGAACCTATGGCGCGACAATCAAGCCGAGGTACTGCGGCGCGCGGTAGGACTGCCCGCGGATCATAGAACCATTCGCAAGGAAGCCCGCGGCGTAGCGGATCAGGTGGAAGGCCTTGAAAAGAAGCTCCGGCGCCAAGCCGAAAAGTTCCGCAATGCTCTTGACGTAATGACGCCGGCAGGCCCACAGACAGCAGCGCCACCGCCACCGGCGGTAAACGTGGTACGGGGCGAAGCCAAACCGATGCCAGACGGCGCAGACGATGTAGAAATGGACAGGTACGGCGAAATCGTGACCCTGGCCCAAGCGGCATTCGGTAAGGGCGTCAAGAATATCAAACTGTTTAATGGCCTAAGCGAACTTAGCGGCGAGCAGCTTGCCAAGGTGGCGCTTCACGTCGGGATTGATTTTGCAACCCTTCCAGATTCGGGACTGGGCACAGTTAAGCGCCGAGATGCCCTATACGCTGCAATCATCAAGCGGCAGACGGTTGACAAGATTATTGACGTAAACGCTATAGCGGCAGGCGTGGACCCCGCGGCGTTGCGAGCAGCGGCGGAACAAGGATGGAATTCTGAGCTAGAAAAATACCGCGCAGAAGTTGCGGCGGTAAAGGAATTTAAGAGCCAGTTTTCAGCGTATGAAATCAGCAAGGGATCAAAACCGCGGGAAGAAAAAAACACCTTGGCGCAAGCCGACAAGGCAGCAGCGGCAAAAAAAACAGGCGCCACTAAGGGCGGGAAGAAAAGACAGTTACCCTTGCCATCACGGAAGAGCCCGGCATGGAATGACTACGCCAGGTTCCCGCATTGGGATTTAATTCTCCCAAGCTTGCAGCGTGAATTTGAATGGTCGGCGCTTCTATTCGGCGACAGGAACGCAGAAATAGCAGCGGCAGGAGAAAACGAAGCCTCAGCCGATCCAAACCAGATTTTGTGGGACATCCTGATGCGCCACCAAGCCGGTGGCATTGAAAGGCCCGACAAGGAACGTTTTTTCGCGGATCAAGCTTTCCAATTGCAGGGCGATCCCGACTATGCTTTCGATCCCGAGCGCCCCGTGGTTCCTGTTTCAACCGAGCCGTTCAATTGGGACGATGACGCGCCAGCGCCGGCAGAACCACCGATGCAACCGGCGGAAGAGCCGGAGCGAGTGTGGGACGATGAGGAAGGCGAATGGGTGACGGCGCCCACCGCGGTGGCAACACCGGACCCCGACCCGTGGGACGATGACCCATTTGCCCGCGGCGCGGTGGCGCCACCCCTGGCGGCAGAACAGCCGGAACCCGAAGAAGATGAACGACGTTGGGAAGACGAAGAAGGCGAAGCCAATTGGGAGCCAGCCGGAGCAGCCCGCGGTGGCGACCCTTGGGACTTCCCAACGGAAACCGCTCCGGAACCCGAAGAAGATGAACGCCGATGGGATGACGAAGAGGAA